CCACCCGCAATAGTTCTCGCAAATGTCTTTAAATTACCCGCAGAAGGTGCAGATGGGTCTGAACTTACCGCTACGCTTGAGACTTGATTGCTTGTACCCGTAAGACTTAGCGTTGTGAAAGTCCCTGCGGCTGGGGCTGTTCCACCAATAATAGGAGGGCTAGATAGGTCTAGCGTTCCACCTAAAGTAAGGTTGCCAGAGGAAGTGACAGTTCCTGTTAAGGTCAAGCCATTGACTGTGCCTGTACCACCAACGCTTGTTACTGTTCCTGACCCTGCTGGAGTTGCCCACAAACCATCGCCACGCCAAAAAGTAGATGCTGATGCAGATGTACCACTATTTAAGTTGGTTACGGGCAAATTTCCAGTTACTTGTGTTGCAAGACTGACGTTTGCTAATGTGCCACCAAGGGTCAAATTACCACTTGATGTAACTGTGCCTGTTAATGTGATTCCGTTAACTGTGCCTGTGCCACCAACACTTGTAACTGTTCCACTAGATGGTGTTACCCAAGTCGGTGCGCTAGTGGCATTGCTTTGTAGAACCTGTCCTGACGTTCCAACTTGACCATTGAACGCTACCGACCCATCGGTGTTTAAGGTCATTGCATCCGTAGTGCTAACAGCACCATTGATGATCATGCTTATCTTTTGGTTATCCCATGACCCCAAGACTAACGGGCCACCATAGGATTCCACAAAACTTGCCAATGGCGTAGAAAACCCATTATTGGGAAACCCCGCAGCCGAGTAACTGTAAGTAGAGTTATTTATTCCCAATTCTGCGTAGGCTGTATGCAAACCATCATTGACCGCATAACTTGCATAACTGGTGTTTGCTGTGCTTGTATTCTGCAAACTTGTGTAGAGATATAACGGCTCACTAGCGGTAAAACCCGCAATAACGCCCGAATCTGTGTGTAATGTGGCGCTGCCGACATTTAAAGAGCCAACATTGGTTGTGCCACTTGTGTAAGGAATCAATACCCGATTGTTAGCGTCTTCATTGACCGATTTTCCCGCAGGGTAGCAAACAAACACATCCTTAGAGCCTGCGCTAAAATCAATCTTAGACCCCGTAGAAGAGGATAAAACTGTGTCTCTGCTAAGAGTGCCACCATAGTAAGTCCCAAGACCCACTTCCCATTGCGTAGTGCCTGCTATCGTGTAATAGGTGGTGTTGTTGTTACCAATAACTGAGAATGACTGAAACCCCGTGACCGCGCCAGCTAAAGTAATCGTGCCTGTTCCAGTTGAGGTTGTAGTCTCCCTGACCCTATCGGCTAGGACGAGGCTCATACTGTTTCTACCCCAATAACTAGACCATCAGCACCCCTCACAACCTTCTTGGGCGCGTTGAGTTTCTGCATCGCCTCGCCAATGTTTTGCATGGTCTGCCCGTGTAAGTTAGCCATCTGGTCGTGCATGAGTGCCATTTTGTCCATCGCTTGAACGATAGTCCCACCAAGTTCGTTGGTAATCTGTGCGGAAGCTGCCTCGATAACGGGCAAGTCCATGCCAGGGTTACTTCCAATCCTTGCCACCATGATCTTGGTCGCAGCGTCCAATTCGGCTTTCCAACGCTCGTATTCCTCTTTGCCTTGCATTTCACGGGCTTTGACTTGTAACTCGTTGTTAGCAAGTTGTTGGGCAAACTGTTCTTTCATTTGCTCTAACTGCATATCTGCTTGCGCTTTCGCTTGTTGCATCTGCATCTCTAACTGAGCCTTGGCTTGTTCTAACTGAGCCTGTGCTTGCATCTTCATCTGTTCGGTCTGCGCTTGGGCTTGCATACGCCCTTGTTCGGCTTGCTGTTCAGCCTGTAACTTCATCATCTCAGTATTCTGAGGTGGCTGAGATAGGGCTTGCTGTGCCTTGGCTTGTAATGACTTCATTGCTTGTTCGATAGCCGACTCTAGACTGCGCCCAGCGCGGTATCTGCGTACCAAGAACAATAGCATTTCACTTGCCATTGGTAGCATCTCAGGGGCTTGCTGAACCATTGGCAAAGCATCGCGTAAGAACAGACCAATCGCTTGGACTGCTTCAGTAGCATTCTGTTTCTCGGCTTGCTCGTCAATCTGCGCTAATGTGTCTGCCTCAACTTGGATGTGGAAGTCTCGAATCGTGCTGTTTGAGAGCATCTGCACCGCAGCTTGCAACAGTTGCGGATTCTGCCCCTCTGGAGTGTTCATCACCCCAGACATCTCAACAATCAACTCAGGTGGGTAGAACTTACAAACGATCTGAGCTTTGATGCGGAACAGATCAGTAGCAAATCTCGCTACATCGCCTTGAGTAGCCCTCAGTCTGAGGCTACCAAAGTTGGCTTTGAGTTGTTGCGCCCCGAGTGTCTCGTTTGCGTTGCTTGCACCACGAATAATGTCCGATATTCCACAGATTTCGTAGATGGATTGCTTGACAACCTCTCTGGATTGATAAAGTTGCTGTAAGGTCTTGATGATGGCACTCGTGTCCATCATGTCTATCGCGCCTTTTAGCCCACCCTTCTCCGACATCGCTGCCCATGCGGTCACGGGGAATAGTTTGTTGTCTACGCCCTCTGTGAATAACCGCCCAAGTTCCTTGAATTCAGCGTTAAACACACCGACCGCCTTGCAAGCCTTCACCAGTAGGTAAATTCTCTGTGTAATGTTGTCTAATTCTTGCGCTTGATCTTCATATTCGCAATAATCGGGTACTGGAATCATCGACCCGTTTGTAGTAGTAGCCAATAAAGGCTTTGGACAAGGAAAAAACCCTTCTAATTCGAGAGGGTCATTACGCTCATCAAGTGCTTGGGGGTATCCCTTGGCAACCCAACAGACCTTCTTTGTGCGCTTGTTCCATATCTCAGCGACTTTAGCCTTCTTCCCGTAGGTCGCTTTCGCAGTCATTGGGTTTTTAGCGTCTACATCCTCATTTTGGTCGTGCAGAGGGACGTTCTTGAACACATCACCAAAACGCTCGATGCCCTCTTCGGGTGTCATGTAGACCCAACGGCTTACCCACCACACTTCATCCCATGTTCGGGCGGGTGAATGGAGAAAATCTGTCCAATAGACATAATCCACAGGGCTATGCGCTGAATCTACGCGCTCGACTTCCTCTGTGTTGGTGATCTCGATGCCTTCTTGTGGCTCGATGCCTGTTGCAGCTTCTGGGGCTTCTTGTCCAACAATGATTGGCTCATAGCGCACCCACGCTGTACCGCGACCAGGCAAGAGGCGGTCTTGCACCACGCCTTGCATAGCAGAGTCAAAGTCACCAAACTGGGTTACCTCGTACTCTATGACGCGCTCTAGCATCGTAGAGGCTAATCGTCCTACGGGGTCTTGATCGCTATATCTACGAGAGACTTCTGGCTTTGCCATGCGTCCGTAGAGTGCAGGGAACAGCACAGAGATGTTTGACCATAGGATGTTGAACTTCATCCTCGGCATCTCGATGGCATCGCGCTCATCTCGGTAGCGTCTTACTACCTTCTTACCGCGCTTTTCCCACTTGTCAAAGACTTTGCTTGCTTTGTCTAGTTGGTCGTGCCAGAACGGGCCTTGATCTTCTTCATAAGCCCCATCATCGTAGGCGTTCTCGTACATATTAAGCCGCGAAGAAGAATGTCACATCCAATGCGCTACCGCCAATAGTGGCGTAGAGGCTTGTTCCTACATAAGCGGGGAATCGGTGAAAGCCAATCGCAGGCGTTATCGTCCCACTCATTACTTCGCCACTTGCACCACCATTACGCAAGACTAGCGTTCCACTTGATGTGTTATTCACATAGAACCCTATGAGTTGACAAGCCCCTGTCGAGACCGCCCCCGTTGCTGTGATGTTCTTGTATCCACCGACTTCTGCTACTGGTGCACTCATATGCGTTCCTCTTTATGTGTAGTTTCAAAATCCCACAATTCGTCTAGCGTAATCGTCTGTAAAGTCTTCCCTTTGGGTTGGGGTTCGTTTGACTTGTCTTGTCGATACGCGACTGCAAGCATTCTAAACGCATCTGCGGGGTGTGAACACCAATCATGCCTTGGAGTTTGACGAAAAGTTTTCTTGTCCTCATCATATTCTCTTTGGTA